TTTAGAAATTCATAAAGATGATGAATGGGTTCCTCAAGGTGTTAATGAAACTCTTAATAGAATGATAAATACTACAGCTACTGATATAATATTAAATGTAGATGAAGATCAAAAAGAAATAGAAAAGATAATGGAAATACAGAATCTTGATACAAAAAAAGAAAAATTATTAAAAGAATCTATAAATGGTAAGCTTATTGCTAGAAAAAAACTTAAAAAGAAAACAATACCACAAGAACAAATAGAAATAATATTACAAGAATCAGATGAACAAGATGAATCAGAACTAATAACAGAAGATGATAATATAAAAAATGAAATAGATTTAATATAAATTATGCTTCAAAATATAATTCATTATGAATGAAACTATAATTGCTGTATTAATGATATTAGCAATATGTGGATTTTTAGCAGTTATTGCAAGTATTATAGGAATGATTAGAAATATATCAAGTAATGTACATAATTTTGATGTAGAATCACCACCAATTATAACAAATTCAGAATCTAATTCAAATTATTTATATATAGTTATAGTTCATCCTTCAAAAGATATATCATTAGGAAAATTTGAAATTTAATTTTAATATTTTTGTAATATGTTAGCTTCTATAAACCATTTACGTAACTATTTAATAAGTTTCAACGTTAATAAATTATCTATTAAGATGGAATATGAAGATATTGAATTATTTAGACATTGTGCAGATTTAACTTCACGTATAGAAGATCAACTTATAAAAAAATTCAATGATAAATTTGAATTTGAAACAGAAGAATTTAAAAGTAAAGATTATTTTGATCAAAATGAATTATTTGATTTGATGGTTAGTTGGTTAAATTATTGGATAGAAGAACAACCATATATAAATGATGAAACTCATATGGTTTTAAAAATAAAACATCATTTATGTGAAACAAGAATTAAAGCAATATATGAACAATCAAAGAGATGGAAGATAGATCAAATGCTTGCAATACATTTTAAAGGTTCACTTAATTTATAATTATAATCTTCTTTTATTTTGATTAATTTTTGATTATTATAATAATTATTTGAAGAAATTATAATAAACATGCAGATAATAGTCATATTTATTTGTTCTTTATAGTATTCTTCCTCTAATCTTGGTTTTATAATATATATATAGTATAGATTTTCAAGTTGATGCCTTGTATGTTTTAAAATTGTAAATATAGATAGATAAACTGTTTTATTAGTTAGAATTAAAAGAGTTTTAATTAATATATTTATATCGCTTATTATTTTTATCATTACTAAACTAAATACCAAAATGTCTTTATATTGATATATTTTCAATAAATTCATGTAATAAATATTCAATATAAATTGGACGCAGATATGAGTTAGTAAGAATGCATAAATGATCAATATGTGCTGCATATGAGATATATTTCATAGCATTTGCTGGATTTATTTTTATGAAATCATAAACAAGATGTAGAGTTGGTATATCATTAATACAGAATTTATGAGACAAATTTCTTATTTTTTCATAAGTTGGTTTTGTTTTTACTAAATCAACTATTGGTGGATAATAATATTCTAAATTTACATCAGGATCAATTTCATCAGGAAACTGTGAATAAAGTATAGCCAAAGGAAGATTATTACGATTTACAAAGATTTCAGATATTTTATTAGACTGATTATAATGTTTTAATATTAATTTTATATTTTCACAAGAAAGTAAAGGAATTCTGAATAATGTAAAACGACTTTTAATGGGATTTTCAATAGAAGATATATTATTAGTACTGCAAATAAATATATTGTTATTAGAGAATCTTTCTAATAATACACGGAAAGGATATGATTTATTTTTATTACAGATTACATGGATATTATATAAAATAATAATTCTTTTTTCATATGTCAAAGAAGAATGAGTGATAATTTCTTTAAGAAAATTAATAATTGTAGCTGTATCTTTTGGTTGTCCAACATGACAAAAATCAACTTCTAAAAAGTAAGGGGTTTCAAAATATACAAGTTCTTTTTGCCAAATGCATTGATTCTTTTTAAATTTTCCATATTTTTTATGCATAGCACAATTAATAAGAATATCATGTGGTAATCCATCAGCACCATATAGTAAATAATTATTAATTAATGGCAATTGGAGAGCATCAATAACTTTTTTATGGATTTCAGAATCAATAGTTTCATAAAATATTAATGGTAGATCTTTAAAGATTTCCATGTAGTTAAAATAAGAATGTGTATAATTTTATATGGTAATGATTGACATATAAGAAATAATTTAATATATAAAATAATGAATATATGGCAGAATGTCCATATAAATTGTTGGGTATCCCAACTAATGCTACAGATGCAGAGGTAAGGGCAAAATATATTGAACTTGCGAGAAAGCATCATCCTGATAAATTGGTAAATGAAACATCAGAAGTAAGAAAAGAAAATGAGGAAATTTTTAAAAAGATAACAGTAGCATACCATAAAATAATTAATAAAGAAACAGATGGTTTCAAAGAGGAGGAAATGAATGAATGGATAAATAATTTATGGGGAATGTTAAAAAATCCAGAATTATGGGACAATCTAAAGGAAATTGTTTTGAAAGTTGCTGGAAAGATGAAAGAAAGACATAATATAAATGTTAAAATCTCATTAGAAGATATATATAATAAAAAGCAGAAGAAATTGAGATTATTTTTAAATAATGTAAAAGAGCCAGTATTTTGTGATTTAGATTGTTCAAAGTATCCAGGATATATCTATTATCATAATAAATTCTTAGAGATTGATTTTACAATATATATCAAGAAACATAAGATATATTATACGGATGATTTAATAAATAAAGGAGATTTATATACTACTGTAATGATAACATGGGAAGAATATATATCTGGAACAATAATAGAATTAAATTTTTTGGATAATTCTAAACTGCAAATAGAAGTTGCACCATTTACTGATTTTAAAAAGAGTCAAATGATAAAAGATAAAGGATTATTTAATAATGGTAATTTATATATTTGCTATGAATTAATAAATCCAAAAAGAGAAGTTTGGGATAAAATAAATAATGATAAACAATTGGAAATTATAAACGCACTAAAATCCTTAGGATGATGGTGCGAGGAAATGAAAACTATTTAAGGATAACAGCGATATTATAATTATCAAGATACAAAATGGCTCCACGTAATACCAAAGCACCAGTTTCTGCTACCCCTGCGGCAGCTCCAGCTCCAGTTGAACCAGTTAAGCCAGTTGCTGCTCCAGCAAAGGGCAAGACTGCTTCAGCACCAGCAGCTGCTGCACCAGTAATTCCAGAGGTTCCAGCAAAGGAAGTAGCTCCAGTTGCTGAAGCTGAATCTCAACTTTCTGTTATTGATAAACTTGAGAGCAAGATTACTAGCCTTCTTACATCAGTGAAGGACATTGTTCTTGAGCTCAAGGCAGTAAAGAAGGAGTATAAGACACTCAAGGACAAGGTTGATCGTGTAGAGCGCAAACGTGCCAAGGCTATTTCTAACCCAAATGGCTTTGCCAAGCCATGCAAGATCAAAAATGAGCTTTGCGATTTCCTTGCAGTTCCCCATGGCAGTGAGATGTCTCGCACTGATGTAACTCGTGGTGTCAATGCTTACATTAAGAAGTTGAACCTCAACAAGCCAGAGAACAAGCGCTATATTGTTCCAGATGAGAAGCTTCGTTCTCTTCTTGGTGTGAAGCCAACTGAGGAAGTTAGCTATTTCCAACTCCAACGCTACCTCAGCCCACATTTCATCAAGGAGATTAAGCCAGTAGCAGTAGCGACTGCTTAAGAGATAACAAAAATAAAATTTAGATTTTAATAATTTTTAAAGCTATAATTTTTTTATTTTTTTCTTGAATTTCATTCGAAGATGACGAACGAAAATCAAAAGAGCATTTATGTTTATCAGAAAACAAATGAGCAGAACAAAAGATATTACCACATTTGCACCGTCCAGATATTTGCTGAGTTAATTTCAAAGTTTTGTTGCAAAAATTGCAAGAATTCATTTTTAAAAATAAAAAATGATATTTCCTAAATAAATATAGCATAATAAACTATAAGATGTTTCAAAATATTACAAATGAACTAGAAAGCAATGAATTGACAACTTTTGATTTTATATTACGATATGGTTTATTTGAAATTGATATGAAAAAAGTCGCAGATATTATTACAGTTTTTGATGCTGAATATAGTTTAATTACAAAATGGAAATTTATGGATGGTAAATTAAAATTGATAGAAAAAGAAAAACGAAAAGATATTATTTTAGCAGAAGAAGAGGCTTTGTACTCTATAAGTTATACTTCAAAATCGCATTGATTAATATAATTAAAAGTTAGAAAACTTAACAATAATTTCATCACCAATATTAATATCTTTAATAGTCATGATTGAAAAGTTATCAATTTCTCCTTTGTCATAGTCAATATCATAAACGAGCATGACATTTCCTTCATCACTAATAGATTCACGAAGATCTTTGAAACAAGTAGCAGAATCTGTGACATCAAGAACCATTTCACTGTCAATGGTGAAAGCTTTACAGAATTCAGGAGTTATTTCCCAAAAATAACGCACTTTGCCATATAATTTGCCAATCATAGTATTTTTTGGAATAGCCTTTGATGAATGAATGCGACCATTAAAGATATTTAATTGGTCATTAATAGTGTTAAGATTATTCATTTTTGTTAGTAATTCTTCCATAGGATCTGTACTAAGTTTTTTTTCTACAGGATCATATCCATATGTTGCTATTTTTGGTTCCAATGGATTTGGAAAAATATCTAAGTCCATATTTGAATCAACATCAACATCATATGAATCCATATTATAGATAAAAAGAAAAATAAAATTCAAATTTTTTGATAAAAGAGTATATATGCATCTTGAATATCAAATTCAGAACTACTAGAAACATGATTGTCATTATATATATACCATGAATCATTATTTTTACAAAGAGCATAATAGTGGCCGCCTCTATATGATCCAGTATGATTTCCAACAGCCATTAATTTGTAGCTACATTCTAAATCTATATTTTTAAGAATACTTCCTTTAGAAAAAGTGAGATCATTAGGTATATCAATAGCAGTATTAATTTTATTGAGATTAGAATCAAATCTTTTAAGAACGATAATAAGTACAGTTGGGGCTTTCCAGAGTTGCATAATTTTATGGGCACATGCAGTATTTTTACATTTATCACATCGCCATTCAGATATAGCTTCTTTTTCAAAATATTTACAAAAAACAGAATTAAATTCTATTTTTGTATTTGAATTTGGTATGTCGAGCATTAAAGTTATAAAAACTTCAGGATTAATCTGTTGATAACCACAAGATTCACAATTAAGAATGCTTAATTGAATACCTTGAATACATTTTAATAATTTGCTTGTTTTATTATTGTTATAATTATTGACAATTTTATTGATTTTATTTATAACAGAATTAGATGTAATATATTCATTATTTATTTCAGTGCTAGTATCAATAGCAATTTTATCAATAATTAAAACAAATAATTCACATAGATCATGTTGTTGATGAGGGATTAAAATATCTCTAAAAGATGCATATATTTCACGAACAAGTCCTTTAGGGACACATATATATTTATCATTATCTTCAGATTCTTTCCAAACGATATTTAAGACAGATTGAAATTCATCAGCAAGTTTAGAATTAGAACAATCTAAGTTTTTAATAATGTTTTTTAATCTAGGAGTGTGACCAATACATTGAACAAAAGTATTGATACCACATGTATTGCCAACATTAGCAATACCACTTGCTAAAGTATTCGCCATTATTATATAATATTATGAGTTCTTTAAGCAAAAACTTAAGATATAATATCAAAAAGTGGTACTTCTGTTTCAGTATATTGAATAAACTCAATAGATTTGGCAGATCCTATTCTTTCATTTTCGTTCATAAGAATTTTAACTATATTAAGATCATTGCAGAATATGCTGACGGGCATTAAAATTATTTCGTTGAAAATGTAGCTACATTTTGTGGAATTAATATTATCAAAATAAGCAGAGAAATTTTCATTTGGTAGTTCATTAGATTTTAAAAATAAAATCCAATCTACTTCAAAAGACTCAGATATGATCATATTTACACCATTGATTCTAGAGATATTATTCCAGAAAGCATCAATTGGATTAGGGTTTTCTATTAAAGGGTTGAATTCAATTTCTGGGGTTTTATCATATTGAACCATATTAACAAAATCATCTAATTTATATCTTTCAATGATTGAAGTAATAACATCAATTAGATTAAAATCACAAAAAGATATAATAATACTTATTGATATTTTAAGAGATTCAAGTATTTGTTGTTCGATTGATTCAGCAAGTGGATCAGAGATGATAATAGCAAGACGGTTCATTTATAATTTATCTTTTATATTTTTTCTTTAAACGGAAACTCACTCACTTTATTTGTTAAAAGAAACTCATTTCATTCTAAATAAAAAATAATGTGCAAAGGTATAATCAATTTTTATCAATAACAAATAATATATCATCAAATCTATTTTTAATTCTAGTTAAATCGTATACTTTAATATATTTTTTTAATTCTGTAGGAACTATATCTACTAATAATGGAATCCAATTCATAGATGGAACATCTTCTATAATAAATATACCATCATTAGTTAACAAATTTAAATATAATTTAATACAATTTAAAAAACTATCTAATGTGTGCGGACCATCATCAATTATTATATCAAATTGATTATTTTTAAAATTTATATTTATAAAATTTGTATCGTATCCATCAGTAAAGGGATAGAAAGTCATTTTATGATTTGTTCGAATATAATTAATATAATATGGTGGTGATATATCAACACCATAAATTTGTGCATTTTTAAAATAATCATTCCATAATTTAATACTACCTCCTCTACCTATTCCTATTTCTAATACATTTTTTGCATTATCTTTCTTTGAAGTAAATAAATTTTGATATACATTTAAATAACAATGAGTTGTATTTTTATCAGTTGCATTATTATCAATTAAATTTTTTAAATTTACAGATTCAATTTTAGATAATATTTCATCTTCTGTGTAATATTTAATAACATTTATATTATCAATTGATGATTTATTTATGATAAATAATATATCATTTTCAATATTATTTTCAGTTCTTAAATCATAAATTAATATATATTTTTTATATTCAGATGGTACTTTGTCTTCTAATAACTTTATATTATTAAAGTATTCGACATTCTCAATTATAAATAGGCCATCATCTGTTAATAAGTTCAAATATAAATTAATATCAATATCTAAACTAGAACTATTAACTAATATAATATCAAATTTAATATCATTATTATTTGTTAATGTATCATATATTTTAGCAGTTGTAAAATAAGATTGTAAATATTCTAGATCACCATTTCCAATTTGTAATATATTTGAGGTATTATTAAGTTTTCTTAAAAATAAATTATTATATTGCGATTCGTATGTTTTTTTAATGTTTTTATTCATTTTATAAGATTAATTTTTATTTCTTTAAATCAATAACAAAAATTACATAATAATATATTCATCTGGTACTTTATTACTTAAATTTTTTAAGTATGTAGTATTTATACACCAGTACTTCCAAATCCATTAATATTACGGGTGTTGTCTTTTTTGTTATTAACTAGTTCATCATAATTAACAATTTCAATAGTTTCAGGGATAAATATTTTTTCAATAATAAGTTGAGCAATACGATCACCAATATTTACTTGAAAATCTTTGTCAGAATGATTAATTAGAATTACTTTAATAGTTGCATTATAACCATAATCAATAACACCTGCAAGAACATCAATACTGTGTTTGAAAGCCAGTCCAGATCGAGGAGCAATACGTCCATAGCAATCTGAAGGGAAATATACAGCAACCCCAGTATCCACACAGGCTTGTCCATGGGCAGGAATAATTTCAGATACACAGCTAGAAAGATCAGCTCCAGCATCAGTACGATTGGCTCGTACAGGTGCCACTGCATTATCTCTTAGAAGAGAGACTTGAACTTTAGACATTTTAGATACACAACAATTTTTATAAAAAAAGTAATAAAAAGAAATTCAAATTTTATGAGATTGAGCTGTATTCATTAGAAACTGGTGCAGTGATAATCATAATTAAGATTGTTAAGAAAATCAAAACAATGACAAGACCAAAGATAGAATTTGTCATCATTGAATTTGTTCCAGTTTGTCTATAAGTATATGGAGCATTAACAGATGCGGCATTTTCACCAAATTGATCATAAAAATTTTCATATTTATTACGATGATTCATAACAATCATAGTAATTAACAGAGCTATTAATACAATACCAAAAATAATGCTCCAATTGCATGTAGAATCCATTACTATATAAAAAGAAACAAATATTTATAATAAATGGGTGAAGAAACATTTTTAGATGAATCTTGGAATCTATATTTCCACAATCCAGATGATAATGATTGGACAAATGTCAGTTATAAAATGATAGGAACAATAAGCACAGTTCAAGATTGGTGTAAAGCGAATACTGCATTTACAGAATTATGGCAAAAAGGTATGTTTTTTTTGATGAAAGAAGGAATAATGCCACAATGGGAAGATGCAGCAAATAAGAATGGAGGATGTTTTTCTTTTAAAGTGAATAAACCAGAATCATCAAATTATTGGTTTAAAATAGCTGCGTTAGTATTATCAAATACATTAGGGAAAAGTGAGGATATTAATAATAATATATCAGGAGTATCAATAAGTCCAAAAAGAAATTATTGTATATTAAGAATATGGTTAAGTAGTCATAAATTCAATGTAGTTGATCATTATAATTTAGATATACCACAATATACGCAAATAATGTACAAAAGTCATATGGAGAATAATGATTTTACAGAAAAATAATTGCAATTTTTTTTTAGTTAATAATAGTATTTACTTCGCAGCCTTACCTTTGCCTTTCTTGACTGGTGCAGGGGGAGGTGGAGGAGGTGGTTCATCATCTTCATCTTCCTCTTCAATTTCTTCAGCATCTTCTTCGTCATCAGATTCACCAATTGCAGTTGGAGGCAGTTTTGGAGTAATTGCAGCACTTGGTCCAGCAGCTGTAGCAGCAGCAGTTGCATCAGCAGCTACATCATCATCTTCAGATGGTTTCTCAGAAACTGCATTGTCATCATCAGAATCAGCAAGAATTGGAACTTTGCCTTGAATAGTAGATTGGAAACGGCCACGCATCAGCTTCCAGGTGCATCCAAACTTTCCAGCAGCAAACCACAGGCCAGACAGTTGAACAACAGCCAATGATTTGCCACCCTTGAGTTCGTTAATAATAGTCTTGAAATCTTCAATCTCAACTCCATCCTTGTCTTCGCAATCAAAAGTAAACTTGTCAGTCTTCTCACTGTATGGAATCTTAACTTTCATAGTTGGAGGATATTTGCCAACAATCTTACCAGTATTCTTGTCCTTATCATATTTCACAATTGGAGTAAAAAGTTTGGCAACAACAGCCTTCATACCATCATAATCATCACGCAGCCAAGCTTCACGATTATCAAATGCAGCATTAATAATAGTTTGTTCAATTTCTTTCAATTTATCAAGAGCTTGTTGAATTTTAGGATTAGTATCACTGCCACGGAATGAAAGATTCAGATCATAAGAACGAGACTTATTATTTTCTTCTTGTTTCTTACCAAGAGCTGCCATACGAGCAGCGAGTTCATTGCTGTCATTGATACCATATGGTAGAGCCAACCATGGCAGTTGAGTTACCAGGCGCTGACCACCATAATTAATGTAAACTGTACGTCCGCCATTTGAGAGTGTTTTGGGTTCGCTGAATTTGATTTTGGATACATCAACATTTTTGATGAAAATCGTCTCTTCCATTTTTACGAGCACTGGAACAGAATTATATATATCACAGGGCTATTTCTTAAGTAAATTTAAAATTTTTATGGAAAATCAAATTTTATTCTGAGCATTTAATAGTATGGATTCTAATACCATTAGTAGTAATCAATTATTATCACAACGTTCAGTGTTAATATTGGGTCTTTTAGACATCATTATAGTTGGAAGCATTATATCATTTTTTGTTTATATTAAAAGTCCAGGAGTAGCCTTACTTATATTATTTATAGCATGTATAACAATACCAATAATATTATATGATGTCAATTGTACATATGTTGGTAGTTGCAAAATATGGGGAATATTAAAAACAATATCTTTAGCATTTCAAGCAATAGGTACAATAATTGTTATTATTATACAATGGATAGGGGCATCAAAAACAACAAATCTTCTTCCTCAACAATTTTTTTAACTAGTTTCATTCTTAAGAAATCCCAAATTATTAACAATTTCTCTTTTCTTTTTCCTAAGTAAAACTCTTGTTTTTCTATAATAACTATTAATAAATGACATTATTTGATCTTTATTATGATCAGATTCAACAAGACTATACAAAATAGTAATAATTGTTTCAAGGTTATCAATAGTTGTGCTATTTTGTAATAATCTAGCTACTAAATCATTCGTAGCATTAATATCGTTAGTAGCTAGACTATTAGTGGCATTAGATGCTTTATTCTTTTTATTACTTTGATATTGATTATAAATGATTTTGAGCAATACAAATTGCGCAATTATAAAGAAGGTATCATAATGAGTTATTCTGAAAGATTCTTTGACATCTACGGATATATCATTTTCAATTAAATAATTGATATAATCATATCCTTCAGGTAAAATTAACTTAAATGATTCACCATTAAGAGTAATGTAATCAGCATTTCTTTGATCTTGCGTAATATTTACAGATTGTATTTGTTTCTGGGTAATATTAAAAATAAATCTGTCATAATTTGTAGCTACATTTCCACGATTTCTCAAATTTTTAACATTAGGTGCAGTACATCTTATAGAAGATAAAGACTTATTTGATGGTAAAATAATAGAAGAAGGAGCAGAATTATTAAGTATCGGTTCCATGGCAGAACTGCTAAATACTGATTCTATAGCAGTTTTGTTAAGTAATGATTCCATTATTAAATAATAAGTATAGCTATAGTTTAAGTATAAATAAAATCAAATTTTCAAGCTATCTTTTCATCTAGCACCCATTGATTTACAAGCATTAATATTGTCTTGAATCATTCTTAAATAGTCATTTTCATTCATATTATCAAATACAGTATATTCATAAAGAGTTAAATATCTAGCAATTAAAAATTCTATTCTATCATTCAATAGCCATTTATCATCTTCTTTTACATCATCTTTACCTTCAAATTTAGGTAAATATCCTTTTTGTAAATAATTTTTAAAAATTTCAATTATATCATTACCACCACCTTTCATATAATCTGGATTATATTCTTTTATTAAATTTATCAATTTATAAAATGATAATAATTCAGTATATAAATAAATTTCAAATACTTTTGAAGTATAAATATCAATATCAATTTCTTTATCAATTAATTCATTTTTAATAGTATATATTTTATTTTCTAAAAATGTTAAAACAGTATGTAATAAATTAGTGCTTTTTTTTGATATTTTGAATGATTTAAACGATTCTAAAATTGGTTCTAATGAAATTTCTTGTTTATTTTGATGCATAATGGGTTGTTGTTTTTTAATTGAATATTGTAATTTTGCAGTTGAATGATTATATAATTTATTTAAATTTTGATTTAATGGTTGAACATTATGTTGTTTTTGAGTTTTTAAATTTAATTGTTTATTTATTGTTGGTTTTGATAATGTCAATGGTCCGCCTCCAATATTAAAATTACTATCAGGTAATGTTTTTTTTTGTCTATTACATGATTTATGTGTAGGTGCAAAATTTAAAGGACATTGTATTATACCAGTTAAAAATGCTGGAATGGCGGGTATTATATGATCAATATCACTTTCCATTAAATGATACCCTTTTGATTGATCTTCACAATCTTTATTTTCTTCATCTGTTCCATCAATTGGAACAGGATATCCACATAAATAACAACATGGGACACCATCTAATGTTTTATTTGTTCTATCATTATCTGTATTTGTAAATTCAATTACACCATTTTTATATATAAATTTATTTAACTTATTATTTGATAAATAAGAATAAAATTTTAATATTTTATTTTTAATATCATCATCTTCATCATCTTCATAATAAACATTATTATAATATAATATAATTAAATGATAATTCATTAATGATGTTTTAATATATTCTGAATTTCTATATTCAATATTATTTTTAATATCTATAGGTAATTCATTATAATCTTCATCAATACTTGTATTTTTTCTAGATAAATTTGTTTTAATATCATGTAATGGTAATTTTAATTTATAATTTTTATAACTTAATATACTATCCGATAATAATAATTTATCTTGATCAGCTTTTTTAATACATATATATTCTTTAGATAGATTATTTAATGCATATAAAATACAACTTAATTGATTGTTTAAACCATGATAATTTTTTTCATAAATAGTATAATTAATATAATTTAATAAATATTCAAATATATACATATATACAGATACATTTTTTTGTTTAAAATTATATTTATCTACTAGTTGATCTCGTGCTAATTTAGTATTTCGTAATACATTTTTTTCAATAATAATTAATAATTTTTTAATATTTTCTTTTTTATTTACATCTAAATCTAAATCAAAATTAATAGGAATACTTTCTTCAATAACTTTATCTAAATTTATATTATAATTGTCTATTTTTTTGGGTTTTTTTATAATATCAGGTGATAATTCTTCATCTTCATCATTTGATTTTTCTGTATATGTTTTTCGTTTTGTTCTTTTATTAGATAGTATATAGAATAGTTCTTTATAATTTTCATTTTTATGTAATAAATTAATATCATTGATTAAATAGTCAAATTGATTTGAACTATCAATATAATTATTAAATTTTTTTATTATTTCTTTTAAATCTTTATAAGAATGTGTTTGTATATAATCTACAAAAAATACAAAATCATTAGGTGATATATTATTAAATGCTACATTAAATTCTTTTTGAAATGGTTTAGCTTTTGCGAAATCTTTTGCAATAATATATTCAACTGAATCATTTAATAAATTTTCAACTTTTCTGTCATTATAATTTGCAATTTTAAATCTAAAATTCTTTAAGTATTCTAATGAATATTTTTCAGGTGTTTTAGATAAAGGTTGTTGAATAAATGCAGATTGAGATTCATTTGGTTCATCTATTATCATTGGTGTAACAATATTTTTATCATCTTGTTTAGCTAAACTTAAATAATGCAATGGAAGAGTTTCTTTTTTTTTATTTTTTTTATAAAATTCTGAAAATTGAAGACTTTCAATGAATGAATTAATAGATGTATCTGATATATTAGTCCAATATTTATTAATATGTTTTTTAAAAGCTCTTTTAAAAATGATAAATGGTTGATTTAATATAGATTTATCAGAACGTATAAAATGTTGTAAATGAAACTCATTTAATGTAGCCATTTATTATATATAATAAACTTAATTATTTCTTAACTGCTTCTTTAGCCATTTCATCAGCTTTATCATTCCATATGCTATTGTAATCTTTTCCACCTGTATGAGCTCTCACATGTATCCAATTGACTCTGCGAAATGATAGTAATCTATCGAGTCTTTCAAGAAGATCTCTATTTAATACTTCGCGTCCATCAGATTTCTTCCAATTATTTCTTTTCCAATTTCTAATCCATTTTGTCATTGAATCCATTAGAAGTTTGCTATCAGTATGAATTGTTAGCATCATTTTATATTGAGGATCTTCAAGATTTGCTTGTTCTAATGCAGTGATACAAGCCATATATTCTGCGCGGTTATTTGTAGCTACATTTTGATAATTAGATCTTAAAGGTTCTGAAATAGTCAAATGAGGATGATTTGGAAATACAGCAGCATAACCAGCGCGACATGATTTACTACCATTACCAATAGCACTTCCATCAATAAATACATGAAACTGTTTGGGTTCATTAGGAACAATATTTTTAACAGGTTCTAATTGATGACATACAACATCATGAATTTCTAATCTTTCATTAATAGCAGCATTAATTTGTTCATCGACATATTTATCTGTATTTAATGATCTAGGTATTTCAGAATCAATTATTTCAAAATCACTTAATTTTATTTTTGTTTGCTTCATAGTTTTATTACCTTTAACACTGATCAACCCATCTGATTTAATATTATCATTTTTTCCCAGTAGTATACCAAATTGCTTTAATATATTCATATATAATAAGTAAATATGAATATTCTTCTATATAAAACACTATTAATATTTGGATTTATATCTTTTTGTGCATTAATATTATTAATACTTTGCAGAGATTCATCACATTTTTATGGGTTTGATCATAAAAAAGACACTAATTTGTTATATGCATTATTTTATAGATTTTATTTTGTATTAACTACAATAACAACAATTGGTTTTGGTGATGTTTGGCCAGCAACAATTAGATCAAAAACATTTGTTATATTTTTAATATTTAGTGTGGTAATAATAATATTAAATCAAATAGATGCTTTAACACAATTTACACAAAAATCATTAACAACTGCAACAACTGATGCTCAAAATGTTATAGCTACAATTAAAAAAGATATATCAGCAAATGCATCAAAAGAAACAAAAGTAATATAAAAATGCATCAAATATATAAAGAAATAAATATTAATTATATAAAAATGTCAAAAACCATAATAATAATTAAAAATTACGATGATCAAATCAAGAATTTTGATAACATAAAGCGTTATGTTCATTTACATATTGATAATGGATCTATTATTGAAACTAATTCATCAATTCAAATACCAAAATATATTAATAAAATGATAGCAGAATTGCCTTTTGAATATAAAAATATCAAATATGATCCAGATGATTATGAGGTTAATATTAGATATATAAATGATAAAAAAGAAATATCAGAAATAGTATCTTCAATGTATGAAATAAATGTTATATTAGCAGATAATATTGTAATACCTTTTTATAAAAAATATCATAAAGCAACAATTGCAATAACAATATTATTATTAGCAATCATAATAAAGGTATATAAAACTATAATCTAGATTATAATTAAAATGATCTTTATAACGATTTTTGGAAATTATTATTTAGATGATTTATTAGAAAGTATTAAAAAGATAGCTTATTTGAAGCTAAGAAATGACACGAAAGAATTCTATTTGGTGTATGAAAATGACAGTTTCATTGAAGAAGCTATATTAGACGAAGCCGAATATGAATGTATATTATCAGAAGAAGAAAAAACAGATCCAATTGAATTTATATTATCATTATCTGATGAATATAATGATTTTACTAAAAAATATTTATTAATTCATATGCAAAAAGATACAAGAAATGAATCCAGTAAAATTTTATCAACATTTAAAGAAATAATTGATAATAATATTACAGGGATTGAATCAAACATGAATAATAATATTGAAAATGATGACATTGAAGATGTCAAAGAACAAATAATTGAAACAGATAAAATAATAGAACATTTAAAAGAAGATCTAAAAAAATTTACAGTAATTAATAATGAAGAAGATGAAGAAGAAGATGAAGAAGACGATGAAATGCCAGCATTAGAAACTGACAATGAAGAAAAAGAAAAATTTGACGACGAAGAAGATGAAGATGAAGATGAAGATGAAGATGAAGATGAAGATGAAGATGAAGATGAAGATGAAGATGAAGATGAAGATGAAGATGAAGAAGATGAAGAAGATGAAGAAGATGAAGAAGAAGATGAAGATGAAGAAGAAGATGAAGAAGAATCTGACGATGAAGGAGATGAAGATTCTGTAAATTGTTGCAAAACTCTTGACTATGACGACAAAGATATAGATTTATGTACTGGAAATAATGGTATTAGTACATTTGTCAGAAATGGTAATCTTGTATTATGTATGATATCATCAATTTATATTGGAGCAATGGTAACATTATTATCAATCAATTATCTTTATTGCACATATGATCCAACATTAATGGTAAGAAGCTTGGAAGGCGAACTTTAAAAAAACAAAAATTATATGACACTAAAGATAAGCAAATGCATTTTACGTAATTTTTCATTTTTATATAATAATTTTAGATGATTATTTGTATTTTCAATAAATGACTTTTGATTGAAATTTATTGGTACTTTGATTACAATGAATTTACATACTTTACTAAATGAGATACAGACATCAGAAAAAGGTATTTCAGATATAAATAAATCAAGTGATGAAACTTTTTTATATTCAGGTCCACCCCAAGGTGGATCAAGAAATATCATATCTTGATATATATCTAAACAATAATTCAATGCATTAGCATTAACACAAATAACATTTTTGCATTCTAACAATTTTATATTATCTTCTAACAATTTAAAGCGTTCTGTATCAATTTCAATAGCATAAACAGTTTTGAAACAATTTGATAATGCCAATGCAGATCCCCCTACACATGCAGTAGCATCAGTAACAATTGAATCTTTTGGAACATATTTTAATATTTCTTTTGCTATTTTATTTGCAGTGATTTGATCAGTTGTACTGTATAATGCTTCATTATCATATTTAATTGAATATCTTTTCTCAACTGGTATATGCCTGAAGAGAAAATCTCTTTTATCTTTTTGCATATATGCTCTATATAAATTATGTAATTATTGCTTTAGATAAAAATCATTTTTTGATAAAATAAAAAATGAATTACACGTATATATAATTAATAAATAAAATATGGCGACATCTTCACATGATGATTTGTTATCAATAGAAATAGTTGGATTTCAACAAGAATCATTTATAACTTATTTAGAAATAAATGCAACTACACAAAAAACAATAAAAAATTTTTATATTCACATATACGCACATGGTGATGAATCAATATTATCGCCATCAATTGGTGAATTTGAATGGAATGATGATGAAAATACATTTTTAATTATTATTAAAGAAGAAGGTAATAAACCATTAGTAAATGCTGGTGTTGCTCAATATTTCAAAAGAATTTATGTAAAGCATAAAGATATAGAAATTTTGAGGAAATTTGTAAATAAAAGTTTGATTGAATCAAAACCAGTTGAAAAAAACAAAATTAAGATTTTTAATAGTACAGGTAAAGGTTATTGGGAACTTAATCATTCTATATATTGTCAATCATTTGAGAATATATATATACCAGATGAAACAAAAACGTTAATAATATCAAAAATTGATAAATTTATGGAATCAAAAGAGAAACATATTAAATATGGAATCAAATATATGCTATCATTTCTACTAATGGGAACAATGGGATCAGGAAAGACATCACTTGTGAAAGCTATTGCAAAGAAATATAAAAAGGCAATTTATTTTCTTAATTTTTCAAAAGCAATTACAGATGAAGTATTATTTGAATTAGCTTCAAGTATGAAACCTGATTCAATTTTATTAGTAGAAGATATTGATTCATTCTTTACTGATCGAGATCCTAAAAATATAAATATTAGTTTTAGTGGTTTTATTAATATAATGGATGGTGTTTTATCAAAAGGTGATGGTACAATTGTATTTATAACAGCCAATCATCCTGAACGAATTGATTCAGCTTTAATTAGACCAGGAAGAATTAATATGATTATTAAATTTGATTATCCTAAAAAACCAGAAATACAAAAATTATTTATGGATTTGATAGAAAATGCTACAGTACAAGACTTTGAGATATTTTATGACAAAATAAAGAACAAACAGATTACAATGTCAGGTATAGTTAATTATTTATTTACATATACAGCAGATTACAATGATCATATAAATGAGCTATTAAGTCAAACAAGTTTATTTAATTCAATTGTAAATGATGTAACTGATAAGCTTTATTCTTAGTCAAACATTTGGGATAAAAATAGTTTAAATTCATAATTTTTAATCATTTCTGTTAATTTTTTGTCATTTTCTTCATAAACTAATTGAAAATATTTTATATTATCTAAATATGTCATCAGAATAATAATATATTCGTTAAAGTTATTTTTATCAATACAATTAAAGAAACAGAATTTGTTTTCTTCATTAGATGAAATAAACTGCTCATTTAGTTCAGTAAAAGTTATCAAAGTAAAATATTGTATAATAGTATATTTATTATACTTCAAATTATACAAATAAGCGAACATTAGTTTATAAATATGAATTATGAAGATATTGAATGATTCTTTTTTATCAATTGGACGTCGAGAATTATAGTAAGTATGCATTGAAACAAGAGCAGGGAAAGAAAAATTTAATTTTTCCATTGCGTTTAAAAATCTTTTTAAGATAAAAATCAAATTTTTTATTTTATGATATTATTTTAGATACAGTAATGGCATCTACAACTGATTTCACTCAGCTCTCAAATGTTACCGATTTAATAAGCACAAAACGCGATTTAATTGCAAATTTATCTGCTAATTTAACATCTCAACAAGCAGATGTTCAAACATCATATACTGATGTCATTCAAGTAATTGCAAATGCAACTGATAGTGAAAATAGTGCAACTGTTGATTTAACTAATTTACAAAAACAAGTAGATGGTTTATCATTATCAGCATCATTAACAACATTACAAGGAATGCAATCAGATATTAATACTAAATTCAGCGCATATACATCAATGGTTCAACAAAACAATAAAATAGCATCAGATTTATTTGATAATTTACAAGGAAGTCAAGATACCATTAATACAATTTTCAGCATAATATCAGATATTAATAGCAATATATCTACTATTAAAAATACCATATCACAATATGAAACTGTAAAAGCATCAGCAACAGTTACAAAAATGACAGCAGTTCCAGTTGATCCATCTGCACCAGCACCAGTAGAAGATGCTCCAGCTCCAGTAGAAGATGCTCCAGCTCCAGCTCCAGTAGAAGAAGCACCAGTAGAAGAAGCACCAGCACCAGTAGAAGATGCACCAGCCCCAGAAGTTGCTCCAGAAGTTGCTCCAGAAGAAGTAGCAGTAGAACCAGCAACTGATGCACCAGCTGAATAGATTAATATATTTTATTTTTATTCTCTTTGTTTAATGAACAATGACTTAGTATTGTTATTTAAAACGCATATAGATCTATGTAATGATCTTGAATATCAAATAAAAATATTGAATAATAAAATATATGATAATGAGAATAAATTAACAAGACGATCAGAAATATTTAAATATTTAAAAGAAAAAGAAATAAAAGAGGAAGCGGCTAATATAAAAAATAAAAATTATATTAAAACAATTTGTAGCTACATTAATAAAATTAAAAATATAAGAAAAAAATTTCAAGCAGTACGAGAATCTTGTTCAACTTCATGTGGATACATAAGTGTATGTATATGGAGTTGTGTAGTACGTCCTTGTCGTTGTGCACGTCCAATTGCTTGTACTCTATCTAATCCCATTGCATGAAATATAACGACATCAGTTGCAAAGCTAATATCAATGCCACTTCCAGCATAATAAGTATTGAGCAAAATTACTTTTAATTGACCATTTTTGAATCTATCTAAAATTGTATTCATATGTGAAGTAGATCCTTTGAGTTCACCATATGATATATTATTTGCAGTAAGTTTTTCAATTAGATTGAAAAAACCACTATCAATACGTGAAAAAACTAGGAATTTTGCGTCTGTTTTTTCATTTAATAATTTAATAAGTGTATCTTCTTTGCTCAAAAATTCTTGAGCAGTTTCAGTATTGTTTTGTTTTTCAGAAACAATTGCAGTAAGACTTCTGGAATTAATAGCAGTTCTGCAGCTAGGACAAGAACTACCTCTAGCTTTTATCCATCCAATTAAACATTGACCACAGAATATATGTGTACATTCAATCATAATTGGAGAATTATAATTATCATAGCAAATTGGACATGTTTTTTCAGCTAATAATGTAACTCTATCAACAAGACTTTGCAATTTATCTTTTAATCTATTAAGTTCATTTGTTTGTAATAAAGTACGATGTTCTTTCAATTCAATAGAAATATCTAAAGAAGAAATATATTCAATTTCTCTCTGTTTATTATGTATTTCTCTTTTAATTTCTCTAGTAACTAACTCAACGATATCATCTTCGGTTTCATTAGTTCCTCCCATTTCTCTGATGGCACCTTGAATATCATTTGCATTAAGTCTTTCTTGAACTTGCTGAGAAAGGAAAGGTTGAACAGCGGTAATATTAGTTGGTTGTTTACATAAATAAATATGTTCAATTGCTTCAGGAATATTAAATGACTGCATGACAAAACTACTTTTACCTTTAACAAGTAGAATATTAAGTCTTTCTTGATTTAAAATTGATAAACATGTTTGTGCAATGGTACCTCTGGTACCATGATTCATAATAATATTTTGGTATGTTGCTGAAATAAGCCATAAAAATTTAAAATTATATAATGGAATTTTATTAATTATATCATGAGCTTCATCGATCATAATACGATCCCAAGATGTTAAAGGATGATATAAATCATCATTAATACTTGGATTATAATATTCCATTAAAACTTTTAATGTTGTATTTTTAACAACTACTAAATCATATTCTTTAAAAAAATTATTCAAAGCGGTAAAACCAGCATTATCTGCTGGCATATGTCTTTTAATAAAGTTTAAGCTATCAATAAATATTGCTTTAAGACTAGTTTGGCTTTCAATAGCTAATTGCCATTGTGTATATACAGGTCCTCTAGGTACAATTACAAATGTAGTATTAATATAATTAATACTTCTATTATCTTTTTCCATAAATCCAGAGAAAAATCCAGAGTCTTTATAAACACTTTGGATTATTTGATTATTATTATGAATATTGCTTGTTTTATTAGCAGCTATAAGACTAAGAGCAGTTAAAGTTTTACCATAACCAACAACATCAGCTAAAATAGCTATATTACTTTTAATATATAATTCGCCATAAAGAGTGCTTCTTCTAGGTGGTGGCAAGATGCTATTTTGCAAATTATAATTAATTTTACCAAATTTTTCAAAGACAAGTGCTTTATGTAATGCAGCTCGTTGATGAGGTTTTAAAGGCACTGTAATTTTATCAGGTTGATCAGCTTGTGGATCATCTGAATTTATTTCGATATCATATTGATATTCTTCAAATAACATAATGTTCCTCTATTAATATTAAATAAATTATGGTTAAAATTCTTATATAATAATAGAATAATATGAACTATCCACCAATAAGAAAAAATATACCAATGGTACTTAAACCATCACCACCATCAAAGTATAAATATTCAACTATTGCTTTATTCTTAATTTTAGTTAGTATAAGTATATTAGGTGTGTTATTATCAAGTCGTAGCAAAGAAATGTTTGCTGTAATGGAAAAATTTGGTGATCAACAATCATATACTGAACAAAATTTCAATAGTGCAACTTTAAATTTACTCAGTACACCACCAGATGCAAGTTTAATACCACCAATGCAATCAAGAGAAACAAATTGGTATAATAATAATGAATTAAAATCATCTCCATTTCCACCAGCTTCAAATGACAATAACAAGAATAGTAATAATGGAAATTCTAAATCTAAAGGATCAATTGGTAAATTGTTAGCAAATTTATTTGTTTGAAGAAGACAATTGATGTTATTATCTATTTGACGAAGACAATTGATGTTATTATCTATTTGACGAAGACAATTGATGTTGTTATCTATTTGACGAAGACAATTGATGAAATAAATTTGCTTCATATGCATACCATCCATGATGTTTTAGTGTGATGTCTGTACAGCACCAGATTTCAGATGGCTCATTAGTAGTTGAAGTTGATAAATAAAGCCTACTAAAACCATAATCTTCGCTTTCATAGCGTCTAGTTTCTTTATTTATACCAATTTGAAAATAGTCATAAAATTTTGCGCCAGGGTTATGATAGCCATCAATATCATTGATATAATAGAATTCTGGATATTTATTACTTATTTTTTCAAAAGCAGATCTTTTAATTAAAAGAAATCCTGTTGTAATGTAGCTACATTTCATGAGCATATTTGGAGTATCTTTATGATTTTCTAAATGAACAGAAACTCTTGTAGAAATATTTAAAAAATCATCATTTTTTTTATTAATAATTGCATCTTTAATAAGTGCTTTATCTAACCATTTTTGAGCATAAGCACCACCTACAACTTCTTTGTTTGCAATTATCAATTTTAATACATCTTCTGGTTTGAATTGAATATCAGCATCAATAAATAATAGATGAGTTAATTCAGTATCATGTAAAAATTTAGAAGCTGCTGAGTTTCTGGCACGAGATATTAGACTTTCAAATGGAATTGGGTAGAAAGAAGCAGCAATATTATTATTTTTTAAAAATATAATAAGTTCCATAATTGAAAGTGCAAATTCACTATTCATTGAATGATTATAGCAAATAATTGGTATAAAAATTTTCATTTTTATTAATAAAAATAATACTAATTTTATATCGATTTTTGAAGTTGGAAAAATTTGTAAAAAAATTGACAGTAAAAATCAAAAATTCGACTTTTATTTTTAAAACTAATTAACAAGCAAACCTCAATCAACTACTCTCAAATTCTCTCAACCTCCTACCATCTTCCAAATGGCTGCCCCTATCATTAAGGTCCAGAAGGCGCTCAATGAGTTCTCTTCCAACTTGGAGAAGACTACGATCACCAATCTGAAGGAGCATCTGATGACTAAGTTGGCAGAGGAGTATGATTCTGAGTTCGTGGAGGCTGTCGCTGTGATGATTGATAAGTATATTACTGATATGCCCAAGTTATCTGTGATTGATATCAAGGCTCCTAAGAAGGAAAAGAAGACTCGTGCCCCAACTGCTTACAATCTTTTCCTCAAGGCCAAGATGGCTGAGATCAAGGAATCTGGTGCTGATTTCAAGGGCAAGGAGCTGATGCAGGCAGCAATCGTTGAGTGGAACAAGCTTAAGGCTCAAAATGAGTTGATTGCCTTGATGCAGGAGCCTGATGCTGAGCCAAAAACCGATGATGCTGACTCTGATGCTGATGCTGAGGAGATGCCCAAGGCAAGCAAGAGCAAGAAGGGCAAGGGCAATAAGTAAAAAATTATTAAAAAATAAAAAGCATACCAATAGCTTCCAAAAGGCAAAAAAACCTTTTGGTTTTGTTATTTAGTTTACTTAGTTACTTAGTTTACTTACCTTTTGTTTCTTTATAATTGACAGTCTTTTTCTTAGCTTTTTGCTTTTGAGCAACCATATGTTCTTTTTCTTTTTTACTTAATTGATTAGCAGTAACTGGAGTATTATTAGTAACTTTAATACTTGGTCTACAAGTTGGATAATAGCCTTTATTATGAACTTTGCCACATTCTTTACCAGTTTTTATATCAACCCATTTTTCATTAAACCATCTTTTTAATCCAGTTTGTTTATGTTCTTTTCCTTCATTTTTGTAAGGAGCTTTTCCTTTTTCTTTCATTTTCTCTTTGTATTCTTTTACAACTAAACCAGATGCATAAGCACTTGGCCATCTATCTACTTTAGCTTTTATTTTTTTAACAATTCTATCATATTGATTTTGATCAGTGGGTATTGGCATTAATATATGTATATAAAAATTAAATTATTCTAATTTTTAGTAAAAATGGATTATAAAGTTGTTGTTACTTTAACAACTATTCCATCACGTGAAAAACATGTATTAAAAACAATTCAAAGTATAAAAAATAATACATTAAGACCGAATGTAATATATGTAAATATGCGAAAACGTATAACACGATTGAATGCAGAATTTAGTCCAGGTTTTCGTGATCAATTAATAAAAATGGGTGTAACAATAAACGAATCAGAAGATTATGGTTCATTAACAAAAATTATACCAATAATAAAAGCAGAAGCTGATCCAGAAGCATTAGTAATAACATTAGATGATGATATAATATATAATCAAAATTTTATACATGCATTAGTTTATGGATTTAAAGAATTTAATGAAAACAATCAAGAACCAACCGTAGTTGGATTTAGTGGTATAACTTATCCAGAAACTAGTTTAAAAATATTAGGTAAAATTGATTATGTAATATACCAAGATCACGGAATTGCACCTGAAATATTAGAAAGTGGTTTTGGACTTATTATGAAAAAGAAATGGTTAGATAGATTTCCAAAAGTACCAATTGAAAAATCAAATTTAAAAGGGGATGAAAAGTATTTATATATGTGCGATGATTATATACTAAGTTTATATTTTGATATTATAAATATTAAAAAGAGAATAATAGATTATCCATTAATTGGTCGTAAAGGTGACGATTTTTCAAGTTACTGTACATTTATTGAAGAAGCATCAAATAATAATGATTCATTATCAAATAAAACTACTAGTATTGAAAATTATTATAATGGAACAAAAATAATAAAAGAGTTTTTAAATGCTGCTTTTCCAGGTTCAAATATTAATAACTAAATATATCAATATGATAATAATTAATATAATTGCAATATAAACAATTATATTTCTCCATGAATATAATACATTAGAAGGTTTATCTTTGAGTAAAGTTACAGAGTCTTCATATTCATAATTATATTGTTTATATTTGCTTGGAGATGGAGCAGATTTATAATTATACATTTGAGAAGTTGGTGGGGGTGGAGCAGATGAATCGATTCTTGAGTTATATAAAGCATTACCACGGGATAAACCTTGGGAATCCTGTAAAGCTTGGGAATCATTACCTTGCTGTAAAGCTTGGGAATCATTACCTTGCTGTAAAGCTTGGGAATCATTAATAGGTCTGAAAGTTGCTTCATCAACATATGGCATTGTTGGAAAAATTACATCATTATTATGTGTTGGCATTTGAGGATGCATAGGTGGATACTCATATAAAGAAGCTGGTGCTGATGTATCATCAAAAGTTAAAAGATTCATATCATGTGAGAATGGTATATCTGTATCAGAGATTCCTATATTATTATTGTCAATTAATAATGATGTTGGACCAGCATTTAATATTTCATTGAAAGTAGTTATTGCAGAATTTGAAGCAGGAGTACTTATAGTAGCACTGCAATATTCACGAATATTGATATTTGGAGTAAAATATACCCAAATATCATTTCCAGATTCTTCGATACCATTAACTGTTAATAAGATGTTTTCACCAATTAGTTCAGCATCCGCCATATTACAAGTCAAATTATGTAATGAAAATGTACCATATTTTTGAATTTTATTTATTATTGATATAGTATTTGCATCTGATTTTTTAACTACCATTTTACCATTTGTGGTAACATACCATTTAAGATTCATATCATTCATGCTAAAACTTTCAGAAACAGAATTTTGAGATTCTAAATTATCAATTGGAGCACCAGAACCATTAGATGAATCATTTGTAGCACCAGGATCATTTAAACTACCACATGAATTTTGTTCATTACCAGAAGGTATTTTACACACAATCCAACTTTTAACAGGTCTATCACCCCATGCTATAACATTGTTATTATCAATATAATAAATTTTAGATAAATCAGTTGTATTGTTCATATCTTGACTATTTTTAAGTTGAATTTGTTTACCAGTAAAACTAGATTCATCAAAAATAGTAAGTAATGTATCTTTTGGTACATATATAGATTTGACTGAAAAAGGCAAATTATTGTTATTATAAATACCAATTTTAAATGATACAGAATCTCCTCCTAATTGTTCTTTTGAAAAGAATTGAACTAATTTTGTGTTATAATTAGCTACATTAGTAGTACCAGATAATAATTTATTTTTATAATCTTTTGGTAATATATTACCAAATTGTATGCCATAATTTAATAATTGTGCAGTTGGATATGGAGTATTAATAGGTGCATTTCTATTTTTACTATTTATATCAATAAAACATCCATAAATGCTTTTTTGAGTAATATTTGTAATTTTAAATATATTATTTGTATTATTAATTTTTAAATATTTATAACTAGTTACATTTGGTATTTGCCAATTAGTACAATCATCATTATTACTAGAAATGATAAAATTAGTAGCAGATGGATCAATATTAGTATCATTATTAATACTTGGAGTACTTACTGGTGATAATACTAATTTTAATGACGAACTGCTATCACCAATAATATAAGAAATATCCGTATTTGGTTTCATTATTGGGAAAAAATTAAATTCAATGTTGGTTGATCCCATTCTATTAATAATAATAAAGATTAAGATTTTCACTTATTGCATGTTCCTAATCTGAATGCAAAATAGTAAATTAAATAGAAAATATTAAAGAATGCAGCTAATAATGCATATATTACTTTTAAAACAGTATTAATATTTAATCCGCTATTGCATGACCAAGATAAATAAATACAATATAATCCAATAATAAAATAGATAACACCACCAATTGTGAAATAAGTAGTTGAATTATTAGTAGATGGAACAGGTACATAGGATGGACTAGGATTTGCAAAACTTTCAGAACCACCAGCAATGGCACAATATTGGTTGATATTTTGCATTTGTTGAACTATATATTGAGTTCTTTCATTTTCATTGGTAATAGCTGGATTATTTTTAATACCAGCAATAGTATTAATATAGTTATTAACACAATCTCTATCAAAAAGTGGTCCAGTTGCCATTATTTTTAAACTCTAATTATTATTCAGAAATTTAAATAATTAGATGTTTTTCATGACCAACTCTAATTTTAGAATTTATGAAGATTTGATATCCAGCAGCTTGAATATTTTTGCATAATGCTACATCTTCACTACAAATATCAACTAATACTTTACCATCTGATGTTTTAATTTGTTGTAATTCAGAATTGAAATAAGGATATTTAAGAGATTCTAATACTTCTCTTTTAATAGCAAAGAATCCTAAACCAGAATACGATACGGGGATATATTCAGATTGTGTTGCTTTTGTCCAGGTATCAAGATCTTTAAGAGTCATAAATTCGAAAGTTCCATTTTTTGCAAAATATTCGGTATCCCATTCTTTAACAATTGCAAGTGATTTACAATCCGCCATCATATAATATCCAGAAACAACAGGATGAATATTAGTACTTTCAATTAAATTTATTAAACTTTCAGGAGTAAAGACAACATCCGAATCAATAGTAATATATATATCATAATTTAATCCATTGAATGGTTTTTGATCAGGACCTCTAAGAACATCAAGCCCCATAGTTTTCATTCTTGCAAAAGATACAAAAGAACTGGATCCAGGTGCAATAAGTACTTCATATTTACCAGATTCCCATAATGCATATAATGCACGAGTCCATGAAGTTAAAAAGTTATTTGTAAAAGAACTTCCAGGTAATCCAATTATAATTTTCTTTTTAATAATATCTGTCATTGCGTATGCTGGTATGATAGTTAAATTATAAATCTAAAGTCTTATATAAATTTTGATTTTGAATATAATCAAAGACTTTATTTACATTCAATTTTGCACAAAGTATTCCAATTATTGCACCACCAGAAACATCAAATATATCATGACGTTTTAAAGCAATTCTAGATATTGTTACAGCAACAGCCCATAAAGTTACAAAAACATTGAAATTGTAAGATGCTGCTGTAAACCATACATTTGCAGAATGACCACTTGGGAAGCTCTTAAAATCACTCTTATCTGGACGTAATTTTCCAACCATATTTTTAAGTAATTCAACAACAACACATAATATTAAATATCTTAAAATAAATTCGTAACGTTTCTTACCTTTACTAGATATAAATTTATATATAAGTAATGATAATAATATAACTGAGAATGTACTATCAATTGGATCGTGCATTATTATATGATTAAAAGAAAATTATATCAGATATATGTAATATGCAAAGTACAGGTATAGGTAATTCATGCTTAATGCAATGTAATAAAAATCAAAATACAAGTTTATATAATCCAAATGATTCTTGCATATTTACTGCGAATGGTAAAATTACTTGTGATAATAATAATTATCCGTGGTTAATGCCAACTACTAAACCATCTAATAAATTTGAACAGAAAATATTAGAACCAGGAAAAGATTCTGGGAAATACACAAAATTTATTATAGGAGATATGTTTTAGGAGAAGAAGAAATGACCGAAGCTTATTGTGTAAAATGCAAAGCCAAACGTGAAATGGTTGATCCAAAAGAAAAGACAAGTAGTAATGGTAGATCAATGTTATGTGGAACTTGCATTAAATGCAAAACAAAAATGTGTCTTTTTGTAAAAGGTAAATAAATGCGAAATCTATTTAAAAATATAAAAAACCTATGAGTATAGATAGAATGACAAAAGGTTTATGCATAAGATGCAGAAAAATTATTGATATTCAAAATGGAACAATTGTAAAAACACCAAGAGGTGATGATTTATTACGTGGCGAATGTGGTTGCGGCAATCCAGTAATTGCATTTGTTCCTCAAAGTACAAGTAATTCTGTAACCAATGTATCATCAAGTAATTCAAGCACAAATACACACTCAACAAGTAATTCAACAACGAATACACATTCTAGTTAGATCTTGGTCTGAAAAGATGTTGTATTTCCAAGTTTAAAAATAAATTCATTATTTCTGTAAATGTTTGAGCCATTTCTTTTTCAGACATTTTTATTTTTATAATTTATAATAATTATTTAAAGAATTCAATTTTTATAATGATTTAAGATTTTCTCACATAAAATATATAGAATGATCGGTAAACATTGCATAATTACTATAAGTGAAATAAAGAATCCAGATATATTAAAAAGAATTGATACAATCAAACCATTATTAGATAAAATAGTTATTGATTGTGGATTAAGTGTTGTTAATAAAGCAGGTCATCAATTTGAACCATTTGGAGTTACATATGTATATGTATTAAGTGAATCACATATGTCTATACATACATATCCAGAAACAGCATCAGCATATATGGATCTTTTTTGTTGTTCAGAATCATTTAATCCAGCAGATGCATTACTATCAATCACAGAAGCATTTGGAAGGGATTCAAAAATAAAATTTAAATGTATTGAACGATAACATTAAATATACTAATATTAATGGCAAAGCATCCTTTTTATCAATCTTATTCATGGTGGATATTGCTTTTAATTCCAATGTATTTATTGAAAATAATTAAATTTTCATTATTACCAAGTGTATTATTTACTATAATTGGAGCAATTGTATTTTTTATAATTAAATATATATATAATAAAAAAAGTTTTAATTTAATTATAGCTACAATTGTATCATTATATCATTTTATACCATTATTTCTAATACCTTTAACTGCGACACAAAATGATATATTTTATAATTTAATAATAGTTATTATATATTTATTATCATTAAGTCTTCAAAATATTAATTTCTATGACGTTTATTATAATTTATTGATAACTGACAATAATACAGGAATATATAATTATTTTAAAGATGCGGGAGTTCTTCCTTAGTAATCAGTAGTTAATTAACAACAAGATAAACAATTATTTTTACCCATGCATTTATCACATTCACAATTAAATGCATATTGTTCTAATAGCAATGTTTTGCGTTTTTTAATTGATAAATTAATATCAATATATGAATTACATAATTCTTCACCTTTTTTAACAGCTCGTTTTGTTTTAAAAATGAAAAATCCATTTTTATCAACAAAAAACTCAACATTTGGATCACATGAATGGTTTAATATATTACCAATAAATAATATTGCAGATGTACCACCATGAAAATTATCATATGTAAATGCATTTCTATGAAACTTAGAAAGTAAGATACGCAATTTATTTTTATTAAAAGTTTCAAAGAAATCTCTCATATAAATTGGTAATGTTTGAATATGTTCTTTTATTTGAGAATATTCAATAGTATATTCATCAATTGAATATGGAATTATTTCTTCATAATCGGCAATTAATATTGCATATTTTAAATCTTCATTATATATATTATCATCAGAATTTGCACATTTTAATTGAAAAATATTATATAATTGATATACACAATCATATGCATCTTCACAAATGATACTTGGTTTTTCTTTTATAATAATTGTATTTTTTTGAATTTCTTTAGAAGCTATAAGACATCTTCCTTTTTGATTTTTTACAATATGATACATTATATAATAACTTTACTAAGTTTTTATATAATAAATAAAACAAATTATAATATTTTAGCTGGAATAGTAGATAATAATCGCTCTACATTTAACGTTTAAAAATCTTTTTGCTGTATGCAGGTAACTACCTACTTTCTAAATCAATCTACATTTGATTATCAAACTCAGTAATAATTTTGAAATAGCTGGATGTAGAAACACTAAATAATATATTTGATTCGGCCTACTATTTTTTAAGTATTCTCTTAAAGAAAATATGACTTAGAAGTTATTGCTGGTAGAGTAGACATATTAATAATATAAATTAACTTTAAATGAATTTTAATTAACTTTATTTGCTTAGCTTATTTGCTTAGCTTATTTGCTTAGCTTATTTGCTTAGCTTATTTGCTTAGCTTATTTGCTTAGCTTATTTGCTTAGCTTATTTGCTTAGCTTATTTG